TTGCTAACCTTAGAAAATACAATTCTACCCCGCCTGTGTGGTTCATTGACGTAAATGGTGAGCCCCTTGAATTAGACACAGATGCCCTGATGAGCCAACTCATGTTTCAAAAGGCTTGTATGGAACAATTAAACATGATGCCACGTACAGTGTCTAAGAACATCTGGGAGAGCCGAATCAGTGCTTTGATGACAGAGATGAAGGAAAACGAAAGTGCGATTATGGAAGTCTCTCAGGACGCGAGTATCAGCGGACAGTTTTATGATTATCTTGAAGAGTTTTGCCGTCACTTGCAACAGGCTCAGGATAAAGAAGAGATCCTCCTTCGCAAGCCGTGGACGGATGAAGAAGAAGGGATTACTTACTTTAGGCTTAAAGACTTTGAAAGCCATCTTAAAAAGAACAGGTTCTTTGAATACAAGTCCCACAAGGTTGCTCAACGGCTCAGGGACATACAAGGCGAAAGCACCGTTATGAAGATTAAAGGCTCTACAATCAGGGTGTGGAAGATACCTGCCTTTGAGTTTACTCACGTTGAGGTTGCTACCCCTGAGTTTGGAAACAAACAAAAGGCTCCTTGGTAATGTTTAGAATATTTGGCCCGCCCGGTACAGGTAAGACCACTGCCCTATTAGATATGGTGGATAAAGCTCTGTCCTCTGGTGTATCCCCAAATAAAATAGCTTTCTTAGCTTTTACGAGAAAGGCGGCCAACGAAGCCAAAGAAAGAGCTTGTGAGCGGTTTAAGTTGGACACACAGAAAGATTTACAGTATTTCCGTACTCTTCATAGTCTTGCACTTACTCTGTCTGATATAAAACCAGAACAGGTCATGCAAGCAGAGAACTACAGAGAACTTTCCGATAAGCTAGGTATTACCCTTCATGTAGACAGACCGTCTACAGATGATCTACCCGATATGCTCAAGGCACACGATCCTATACTAGGGTTAATTAATCTAGCCCGCCTCAGGAAAGTGACCCTTAAAGAACAGTATGACATAAGCTCCATAGAAGAACCGTGGGTTAATGTGGATTATGTGTCCAGAGGTTTAAGAGAATACAAAGAGGCCAATGGTTTATTTGACTTTACAGATATGCTTGAACAGTTTGTTTACGAATCCCATCACTTTTGTCCTGAGTTTGATCTTTGCTTTTTAGATGAAGCGCAAGACTTATCTCCCCTGCAATGGGAAATTGCCGATCTTTTAGAAAAGAAATCAAAGCGTATGTACTGTGCAGGCGACGACGATCAGGCTATTTATAAGTGGGCAGGGGCAGACGTACATCATTTTATATCCATGGACGGCCCTTCCGAAACCTTGTCTCAATCCTACCGCGTCCCGAAAAATATCTATGATGTTGCTACGAAAATATCTAACCGCATACAAGTACGTCATGCAAAGCGGTATGAGCCCACAGATAAAGAGGGCTACGTCACCCGCATATGGAACTTAAACCAATTAGATATGTCCGAAGGAGAATGGCTTATTCTAGCGCAGGCGGGGTATCAACTCAGTCCTGTGAAAGAAACACTCAAGTCCAATGGACTATTGTTTGAATACCGTGGCTCACGGTCCATCAAAGAAAAAATAAGTGTTGCTGTTAATGCTTGGGAGGATTTACGCAAAGAAAGACCTATCTCTGGTAAAGAAGCCAGAACCATGTATCACTATATGTCTATAGGCAAGGGCGTAAAAAGAGGATTTAAAAAACTTACTGGGGTCGATGACGGTGATATGATTACCTTCGATGAATTAAAAAACAGTTTTGGTCTGTTAAAAGACCTAGAGGAAATATGGCACATTGCGCTTGATAAAATTCCCGAAGAGGAACGAGCGTATATTATTGCCATGTTAAGGCGGGGAGAAAAGTTCAATGGTATTCCCCGCATTTCAGTGTCCACGATCCACGGCTCCAAGGGAGGAGAAGCCGATAATGTCGTATTACATACCGACTTGTCGTGGGCAGCTGAACAAAGCTCACGTTTAGAACCTGATGATATTCATCGGGTTTTTTACGTGGGTGTAACACGGGCAAAGGAAAATCTTTATATCGTCGAACCAGAAGACGCAACAAGGAGTTACGATTTATGAAACGAGCAGAAATATTAGCTAAAGCAGAGAGCATGATTAACGGCCCACGGGCCAAGGACTACGGAGATGCTTATGAAAACCATAAACGCATTGCAAGAATGTGGTCTGTTATTCTTGAAAAGGAAGTAACTGTCGCTCAAGTCTATCAATGTATGGTAGCCGTTAAGCTCTGTCGCTTGATAGAAACCCCTGACCATGCGGACAGTTGGCTTGATATTTGTGGTTATGGTGCTTTGGGTGGAGAGAAGTAATGTCCTTACAACTAACAATGCTTGCACCCAAGAGTGAGTGGGTGCCTCCGCACGAACTACCCGATCTCAGTCACTGTAAACAGATTGCTATTGACGTAGAAACAAGGGATCCAAACATAAAATCCAAGGGGCCGGGTTGGCCTACTGGGGATGGAGAGATTGTCGGTTACGCTATTGCTACGGACGATTGGGCTCATTATGTCCCTGTTCGTCACTTGGGAGGCGGTAATTTAGATGAGAAGATCGTTAACAGGTGGCTCAAGAAGGTTTTTGAGAGCCCTGCGGATAAAATTATGCACAACGCACAGTATGATGCGGGTTGGATCCGTCAATCAGGCTTTACTATCAATGGTAAGATTATAGATACCATGGTTATCGCTGCTTTGTTGGACGAAAACCGCTTTAGTTACAGTCTAAATGCGCTTTCTTACGATCATTTAAGCAAAACCAAGTCAGAAAAAGAACTTAATGAGGCTGCTTCTGCCTTTGGGGTCGATCCAAAAGCTGAAATGTGGAAAATGCCTGCCATGTTTGTAGGTCCATACGCTACGGACGACGCAAAACTGACCTTGGACCTTTGGAATTACTTTTCTGTCGAGATAAACAAGCAGGGTTTGGCAAAAATTGCAGACTTAGAGCTAAGTTTATTGCCTTGTTTGATAGATATGACGTGGAAAGGGGTCAGAGTAGACCTTGATAAGGCCGAATCACTTAGAAACACCCTTCTCAAACGTGAAAAAGAAACTTTACACAAGATAAAAAAGCTTACTGGGCTTGAAATAGAGGTCTGGGCGGCGCAATCCATAGCTAAAGCCTTTGATAAACTTGATATTAAGTACGAAAGAACCGAAAAAGGGGCACCGTCCTTTACTAAATCCTTTCTAAAAGACCATCCGCATGAGCTTTCCAAGCTTATTGTGGACGTTAGGAACCTTAATAAGACCAGTGGCACGTTTATTAACACTATATTAAAGCATTGCCACAAGGATGGACGCATTCACAGCCATATAAATCAGATTAGATCCGATCAAGGGGGCACCGTTTCTGGGCGAATCTCTATGAACAACCCCAATTTACAGCAAATCCCCGCTAGGGATCCCGAGTTAGGGCCAATGATTCGTTCTTTGTTCCTGCCAGAAGAAGGAGAGCAATGGGCTTCTATTGATTTCTCGCAACAGGAACCACGGATCTTGGTCCATTATGCTCATGTGTTTGGTATTTCCAGAAAAATCCCTTTGAAGGGCGCAGCTGAGTTTGTGGAAGCCTATAATGACGATCCGACTACCGATTTTCATACAATGGTTGCAGAAATGGCACAGATAGCCAGAAAATCAGCCAAGACCATCAACCTTGGCATGATGTACGGCATGGGTGTTAACAAGCTTTCTGAGCAGTTGGGCATAGAAGTGGAGGAGGCTAAGTCCATTATCCGCCAGTACCATGAGAGAGTACCTTTTGTTAAGGGTTTGATGAACGGTGTTATGAACCATTTGAATGAGAGAGATAGCTCAGGCTCAGTAAGATCGTTGCTTGGCAGAAAATGTCGCTTTGATTTGTGGGAACCAGACCGATTCGAAATGAACAAAGCCCTTCCCTTTGAGCAAGCTGTACAGGAGTATGGCAAGACCACCAAATTAAAAAGAGCCTATACATACAAGGCTTTAAACAGGCTTATTCAAGCCTCAGCTGCCGACATGACAAAGAAAGCCATGGTCGATATATACCAATCTGGGCGCATTCCATTGATACAAATACACGATGAATTAGCGATCTCCGTAAAAAGTAGGCCGGACGCAGAAAACATTTCCCGAATCATGGAAAATGCAGTACCTTTAGAAGTACCCAACAAGTGCGATGTTGAGGTGGGATCTAGTTGGGGAACTGCTCGTTAACATTTTTACCTCCCTGTTCACCTCGAACTTGTGGCCCCGCTTTCCTCCCTTTGTCGGGGTCACAACTTTTTACTTGAAATATCCAATAAAATCTTATATCTTCGCATCAAAGGAGATTTAAAATGGATGGTTTTGAAGAAAAAATGGAAGATCTTTGGATTGAGGAACAAATAGAAAATTCTGAACAAGAGATGCACGAACTTATTGCAGACCTTTCGCCAGATCAAAAGAAAGTATACGAATTTCGATTAAATCTTTTGAATGTAATGGCAAAGGATAAGCCAATGGTACACGAACATACTTTTATCCTAAAAAATATTTTAAAAAATTATTAATCTTATAAAGGAGATTAAAAATGGATACTACCAAGTGGAAAAGTGTGCTTGTTCCCGTAGAAGTGTACAAAGAACTAAAAACTTTGTCCCGTGAACAAGGTCGTACCATGGGCGGACAGTTAAAGATTATGTATCAAGTTTATGAAGCTTACCAAAAAAAAGAATTAGTGCCCTCTGAAGAAAGAGTTTGACACATCCCATAAAATCCCTTATTAAGGTTATTGTTAAGTTGAAGTTGGGCCCTCGCAAAGATACTCCATGTAAAACAAAATCATTTTTGCGGGGGCTTTTTTTATGGATATAGAAGAATTAAGTAAAGACTTCGATCTAGGACTAGAACTTACCGACGAACTTCTCAAAAGTTTTGAACAAGAGGGCCTCAATATGATGCCCGCAGTTCACGGTTCGCTAATTATGGTTCTTCATAAAGTGATTCGCATGAGCCCCGATAAAGAAACCGCTCTTGCCATTATTAGTCATTGCATAGCTAAAGCAGTGTCCCGATCCCTCAAGGATGATGGCTTTCACATTAAGCATTGACATAGTATAGAATATATCGCATACTACCTCTATGATAATTACATGGAGGCTAGAGTGGACGATAAAAAAAAGACGCTAGAAGAAGAGTTTGCCATTAATAACTTTCTTAACAAAGAGAAAGAACACTCAAACAGGTGGGCAAACCAACACCGTTGGAGAAATGGGGGTAAATATCTC